CCCGCCACGTCCGCAATTCAAACAGACTACCGTGTAAGGTTTTTTTAGTGTCTTCCTGCACTGGATATCAGGACCGTACCCCACCGGTTGCTTGCACTCTGGGCACTTCTGCGGCTGGTCGGTGGTCATTTATATACTCTCTTTTGCTCGCGCAAATATTTAACCATCGCGGGCCAAAACAGTGAATGATTGTCATATCCCTTGAATGTCCAGTTCATTGCAAAGTTGGCAAGAAACACAATACCTATAACTGTCCATAATATTGTATTTATTAGGCCAACCCACCAGAAAAAGTCATTCATTTCTACGCCTCCTTTTGTTGCGCCTATCGTGGATGGAGCGCCACTTGTTTGGCCGGGAACCCCCAACCCAAGGTCTTATAGTGCACAAGCGCATCCATCCTCGATAGTCGCAACTTGCGCCCATCCCCAACTCATCCGCGCCCAGCCATGCGGCTGGGCTACGGGGAGCGGAGACTTTTTAGCCATCGCCATAGCCAGAGCCATCGCCAGAGCCATCGCCATGGCCATCGCCATAGCCAGAGCCATCGCCAGAGCCATCGCCATGGCCATAGCCAGAGCCATAGCCATCGCCAGAGCCATAGCCAGAGCCATCGCCAGAGCCATAGCCATCGCCAGAGCCATAGCCATAGCCATAGCCATAGCCATCGCCAGAGCCATCGCCATGGTCATGGCCAGGATGCCCGTGGTGGCTATCCTTCAATGAATTTTTCATAGGTCTTTTCCGCCTTGGCGGTTGTCGGGATCATTTCAATGACGTTAGTTAAGTAGACTTCCCCTGTTTTGTTAAGCCGTCCGCCTTTGATGCCTTCGGACGCCACCACGGAGAGAGACAGGCCGCCACCTTCCCATTTCCAAAGACGCAGGGCGTTTTTGAGAAGAACTTCCATCCCGTCGATTTTTTCTACGTCTCCGATGTGTACGCCCGCGCTGTACGTGCGAATGAGACACCGCCTTCCTATCATTGGATGTTGCTCCGCGCTTGACCTCGCTATTAAACTGCCGGGCATCGGCGCGAAAATGGATGCGAGTTGCTTCGCTTCTCCGATGGTCAATTCGTCGATGTTCATTTCTTTGCTCCTTTGGTTATTTATTCCAGCTCGGACACTCCGCCTTGCACGGCTTGCCTTCGCAGGGGTAGAATATGTACTGGCCGTCACCACCTTCGAGGCCAGAATATCCGTACTCATGTTCTTTGAACTTCCACGGACCCGGCGTAGCATTCGCCAGCCGCGCCTCTATTTCTTCAATGCGTTCTGGGATCATGGCCTTCCCCCTCGCGCCCAGCCATGCGGATATACGATCTATCTCTTGACCTCGGCAGACTCCGCAAAATTGAAGTCCTTGCCGCTTCACGGATATGAAATTCAATCGCTCCTGTTTGCTCATTAAATACATGATCTACCGGGCAATCGCCCCACGATTCATGCCAATTCCAGGCTATACCACCGAGGCGAAATGGCCTATTGGTACGATAAAGTTCATCTTTCGTCCATCCCGCCTCAAATAGTTTGGAAATCTTCGGAGCCAACCACGCCCGCGCCCGGCGAAACTTCGCTACGCGGTCCACAATGTTCTTCGCAAACTTGGGCGAAGGCCGCAGCACCGATAGGGCACAAAAGTGACCTCCAGTCTGCTGATTCAAGCACGGCCCGGCAAAGGGCTAAAATATCAGTCTGCGACATTTCACGGATCGACAAATCCATTACGCCCGCATCCGTGAGTTTTTGGACAAGTACCGGCAGCAACATCGGTATTTGAGGCATGTTCTGCATCATCGGGAAACCCCTAACGCGCCCTCGATCAACCGGCGCGAAAATTGAAAGTTTGCATGACAAGCGGCCTGGTATTTCGTCCATCCCGATTGGCCTAAAACGTCTGTAGGCATATCATAGCCGAACCGGGACAATAATTTAATTTGTTTCAGCGTGGCGGGCTCATTCAACCACCGCTTAGTTTTCTTGGCCGCGCTATCGGTTTCGTTTTCCCGCAAGAAATCATCGGCGGCGGCTAGGGCTTGGATCCTATCACCAATTTGTACCTGATGAACCACGTTTTCAGCCTTGACCTTGCCGAGGGCGTGCCAGTTTTCACCATCTAGGCTGAACACTGCCGCCCAGGCATCAAACCCTGACGCCATCATAGCCTTACCGGAATCAAACAAGTCAATATATCGGAATGGGCTGGCGTCCAGGATCTCAAGTTCGGTCAATTCAACATGAGTAACCGCGTCTTCCCCCTTTGTCTCGAATACGTAGCCACAAAGCGGGCACGTCCTTACCTGTTGCGGTATTTCCGCCCCACAACCGCCCGACGCTTCCGGGCAAATTTTGGTTTGTGCTTCTGAATGTTCGCGCTCCACTTCCTCTCGCAATGCCCCGTCCATGCTCAAATCGCCATGCGTCAGTAGTGACGTACCAAAGTCCAAAACTACGCAATCTTTTTTGACGACGCCGGGATTTTCTTCGGGATTGACTGTTCGCAGGCCCCGACCAACCATTTGGATCAGCGGTCCTTTGTTCGAACATTTTCGCAGCAGCACCACGCAGGAGGTGGCGGGCGAGTCAAACCCCTCGGTTAAGACCATGACGTTGGTTAAAACCTGGATCTGGCCACGGTTGAATCTGATAAGGACATCCTGACGCTCGTGCGTGCCCATGGAGCCATAAACACACGCGGCCGGAACTCCACTTCCCTGAAATGCCTTTGCGACATCCTGGGCGTGCTGGACGGTCGAGCAGAAGACTATTGTGCGCCTTCCAGCGGCACGCTCTCTCCAATGCCGGATTATTTCATCATTGATGGCCACGGTGTTCAGTATCTTCTCGACTTCTGCCTGGTCGAAATAGTCGGACTGTGAGCCGAGTTCGTTCAGCTTGGATTGTGTCCCTTGGACATCAATGACGAACGCCTTAGGCGCTACGAGGAATCCGAGGCGCACCAACTCACGAATGGTAACGGAATCGCATACATTGTTGAAAGTTCCGCGCAGGCTCTTCTTATCGCCGCGCTCCGGTGTGGCCGTGAACCCAGCCACCATGACGCCTGGGTTCTTCTCCTTGGCCGCTTCGATGATCCGCGCCCAAGTCGCAGCGGCAATATGGTGGGCCTCATCCACCACTATCAGGCCCAAGTGTGGTATCCTTTCAAGGTTCTTCGCTAGGGTTTGAGCCATGGCGAAGACCGCATCGCCGCGCCAGGATTTTACGTCCGCCGTGAAGAGACTGACGCGGTGGCCCGGGTTGACCTTTCGATATTTTGTCAAGTTTTGTTCCACAAGTTCCTGGCGATGCTGGACGATCAGCTTTTGCCCCTCGATACGCGCAGCCAACCACGCGAGCATAAGCGTCTTGCCCGCCCCGGTCGCCGCCACGGCAAGAGTATTACCATGGCGGTTCAGGGCGACTTCGGCTTTCTCCACAAGCCTTGTCTGATAAGGGCGGGCGATCACAGATTTACATCCAATTGGGCTTGGCGCCAGACGCGGGAGCGGAAGTGGCCGGGGCTGCCGCACCTTGAGCCGACGCCCAATCAGGTTTGGGATCGGGATTTCCCTCGGGAATTTGCGGGACAGGTTCGGCAGAAATAAACTCTCCCCCGGCCATGACCTTGGCATAGAAATCATCGTGGTCCGGCGTGATGATCTTCTTGATAGTGTTGTTGACGTACCTGTCGCCCGCACTCGGTTTTTCGCAGTCCACGACGATGCCAAATTCCAGGCCGTTAAGTTCGGCCACGGATTCAAGCATCCGCGACTTGGTTGCGGCGGGGCTTTGGTCTTTGGGGCTAATACCGCGCGAAGCCTCGACCATGGCCCGCAAGGAACGCATCGAAATCTGGATATTTTTCTGATGGCCTTCCGTCTTAGCTCCGGTTATTCCGTAGTTTTCCCACATTTTTTTGCCCTTGAACGTCCCGCTGACCACCTCAAATTCGCAGCCGAGTTGTTCCAGTCCGTTCTTGGTCACGCTTAGGCAGGGATCACTTCCGGGGTTTTTTGGCTGCTTGATGGTCAACTTTACCTTGACCATCGATCCGGGCGGGATTGCCCCGAGAAATTCCTTTTGCTCTTCGGCTTGGTTCAAATCGAAAACCATAATTTACTCCTTGTTGTTGGCCGTTACGGCGTATTTTCCGCCCGTGGCCTGGTTAAGTGCTTGATGAAATCCCGCCCATGTTTTGTCCTGGCCGATGTAAATCTCGTGCGGTAAGCCCCAACGATTTTTGGCTAAGTAGGCCGGGCGTTCGTCGGTATATAGGCAACGCTCGCCGGTTCCTTCGGCACGCTGTTTGTCCGGTCCTTTTCCACCCTCCTTGACCTTGACCATCCGGCGTTTGTAGTTGGCGAAGAGTACCATATCGGCCCATTCCTGCCAAAGCGCCCACGCCCTTTTGTGGAGCTTGATCTGGTAGCGGTCGAAGGCGTCACCGTCCGGCGGCTCAAATCGCTTGATTTCGGCATGGGCGACAAGCACGATGGTCATGCCCTTGTTGTGGCGTAGCGAATCGAAGCCGCCTAAAATGTTTCTCCATTCGGCGTCCGCTTCAACGTAGCCCTTGCCGTAGCCCGCCTTTTCGATGGAATCTATTTCCAATCGGGCGCAGGTCGCACGCCAGATGATCGGCTCCATCCAGTCGAGTGAGTCCACGACAAGGGATTTGTAAGGATGTTCTCCGTGTAAAGCCTTGATGGCCTCGTAAAGGTCCGCATAAGTTTCGACCAGTCCCGGAAAAGTCGGCACATCGATAGCCGCCGCGCCGTCTTCGATCCGCAACAGGATTGGGTCATCGAAGGTGCAACCGAAGGTAGTTTTTCCAAGCCCCTGCACCCCGTAGGCAAGGATTTTTTGTGGTTTGAACTCGGCAGAAGCCGATACCACGCTTGTCAGGTCAAATGTCATTGCTGTCCCCCCATGTTTATTTGTTCACGTTTTGCTTCTTGTGCCTTGACTTCATCCCTGCGCTTTAACTGCCGGTCGAGGAGCTGGTTCATTATTCGGTTGGTGGCCTCGAATGTTTCAAGACGGGCCTGGGCAAGCAAATGCCTTGGGTCAAGCTCGGCGTGGACGATGGTCATGCCGTCACCTCCTCTTCAGTCCTCTGTTTTCTGATTAAGTACTCCTCAGCCGCCGCATCTTCCGCGTCGAGGTCGCGGGCCTCTTGGTTCGGTTCGAACATCGAGCATGAGGAAAGAGATCCGGGCGAAACTTCACCCTGGAATTTCAGCCCCCTCACTTCTCGAAGATGGTAGAGCAAAACCGAGCATGGCCCTTCGTCGTCGCGTAGTTCGCAGTATTGGCATTGGGGTTCCATGGCCTACCTCCCAAACACTTTCGCGGGTTTAGGATCGACCGCAGGCGTCAACAGCCGCACCAGTTCATTCCCGGTCTGCCTGCGCTCCTCGGTCGCGCTCACGATCCTGGCCGAGCTTTCCGAGATAAGCGCCTCAATTCGGGCGCACTCGCGGTATACCTGCCAAAGCCACGTGGCCGCGCAGATTACCAGAACTGCCAGGACGGCGATACCGGCCTTGATGATGCTTTCGCGCTTGTCCATGGTTGACTCCTATTCTACGACGACAAATTTTACACCGCGCACCGTGTACCAAGTGTTAGCCTTGATCTTTTTACCGTCCACAATCGCGGATTTGATGGACTTGATGTGATAATCGTTTCCGTCGCGCTCGACGCAAATCCTTGTCGAAGCCCTTGTAGCCGCGCACAACCAGATTGGCCTCTTCCTTTTTTTCACTCTTCGGCATCGCCCCTCCTAATCCCTCGATTTTCGTCTATCTCCGCTTCCCGTGGCGTGCTTTACCGGCCTGTCGGGCAAGGGCGTTAAGCCCTCAAAGTCACCCGTGGCCTTGCGGCTTGCTGTTCGGCGTGGCCTATCTACTAGCCGAAGCAAGGCTACCTTGTCCAGCGTTATTTTCATTTTCATTAAAAATAAAAAGTTGGACTTTTAGCCTTTATTCGGCTAGCCCTTTGCTCATGAAAACAACAATTACCCACAAGCATTTTGAGGCTCTTCATGAAAAATACGGCAATCATTCCGACGCAGCGCGGGCTTTAGGCACGACTCCGAGCAATTACCGCCATGTGCGCGCAACCATGAAAATGTCCGGCCCGCTCAGGGCGGCTATACTAAGGTTAGCCCAATTGCCGTGCCAAGAATAACCATCCGATACCCAAAAATGCGAGCGTGTGAAAAATGCTCCGCATTATTCAAATCGCTTTATCGCGGGCATCGTTGGTGCTCCCGGTCGTGTAAAATATCGTCACAATGCCGAGAGAGATATTTTTCCAATACTCAAATCAATATCGCTCCCAAACCAAAACGCTACCGGAAAACCCCCAAAATCATCACAATTGTCATGCCAGAAGAATATATTAACAATGCCCAAATAAACCCCTGGGGATAAAATGATCGACCTCAACAGTTCGTCGGCTTTCTCGGATCGCCTCAACTGGCATATCGACAAATGCATCGTGACCAAAGAAGAGGCGAAACCCAAGCGTGATTACCTTGGCGCTTCCATATTAGGCGACTATTGCGAACGGGCCGTGCAGTATCAAGCCGCTGGAGCTGTTCCCGAAAAACCCATTGACGCGAGAATGTACCGCATTTTTGAGCGCGGACATCATGCTGAGGACATGGCCATCGACTGGCTGCGCGCCGCCGGATTCATGCTCATCACCATCGATCCCAACACCGGAGAGCAATTCGAATTCTCCATCATGGGTGGCCAGGTCAAGGGACACTCCGATGGAATCATCCCCATGTGGCGCGGTCAGGATGAATCCCCGATTCCTTTGCCGGCAGTTTGGGAGTGTAAATGCCTCGGGTCTAAGGGCTGGAAAGCCGCAGTCAAGGACAAATTGCGCGAAAGCCATCCCAAATATTTCAACCAGGGTCAGCTCTACGCCGGCGAATTCGGCGTCAAACAAATCCTCTTCACCATCATCAACGCCGATACCATGGAGATGCACCACGAGATCGTGGCCTACGACCATGCCGTCCACGACAACATGATCTCCCGGGCCCAGCGGATCCTCCTGGCCATCAAAGCGCAGGAACTATTGCCGCGTGGTTTTGACGACCCGACCGTCTGGCAATGCAAATGGTGCCGCTACGGTGCGCGGTGCTGGGCGTGAACGACAACGAAGAAAATAAGGGGAAGCCCGTGCCGGAGCCAAGAAAGATTATCGACCTTAACCAGTACGGGCGGCAGGACGAAGCCGCAAAAATCGACTTTAAGGATATCGCTACCCGGGCGCTACAAAACGCGGAATCCTTCCTTGCCCAATGGCTCCCGGGTGGTGAGGTCCTCGGACCGGAATATACCTGCGCCAGCTTAGCGGGTGGGCACGGGTTTTCGACTAAGGTCAATGTCGTCACCGGCAGATGGTCGGAGTTCGCGGACGGCCCGGCTGGCGGTGACATGATTTCTCTTTACGCCGCTATCAAGGGCGTAAAGCAATCCGAAGCCGCGAGAGATATTGAAAAATTACTCGGCACGGACCGCCCTATCCTCAAGTCCAAGCCCGCACCCCAACCTGACCTTATACCTATCCAGCCCGTGCCCGAAGACGCGCCCGCGCCCCCCAGCAATCATTTTCAGCGCGGAGCGCCAACAATAGGATGGACGTACCGAAACGGAGCGGGCCAAGTGCTCGGCTACGTCTGCCGC